AAGAGCAGAGATACAGCGAAGAGCAGGACGAAATAGACAGGAAGACAAGGGAGCGGATGCGGCAGCAGGAGGATGAAAAGAAAATGGACAATCTGCCGAGTGATCGGGAAGAGAATGGGCAGAAAACACACAGCATAAGGCTGGCGGCTATGTACTTTGAGGATGTAGCAAGCGGGAAAAAGACTTTTGAACTGCGCAAAAATGACAGAGGATATAAAGAGGGAGATATCTTAGAGCTTATGGAATTTACGGACGGCAGGAATACAGGGAGATCAATAAAGGCGCTTGTAACGTATATGTTTGAAGAATATACCGGGCTGGCAGATGGGTATTGTATTATGGGCATTAAGGTTATTCCAGAAGTGTCCGAAACGGACACAGAGGGAGGCAGAGAATGAATTACAGACAGTGAAAAAAGAATTACAAGAAGTAGCACGGGTATAACCCGCCAGCAAACGAAGATAAGCGAAAAATCAAAAAGCAAGTAAAACGAGCTATTGCCGCTTATGAGACACTGGACTTGACGCGAACAGTAGCAAAGATGCTGGCGGCAGCAGGAGACGCAATAGCAGAAGTGTTTGACGGACTATCAAAAAGCATGAGGGCGGCAGCGGAATATTACAGGGATATTGGAGAGGCAGAGAATAATGGCAAAGACAGTATGCAAGGCATGGAAGAACGGAGAAGTAAAGCGCAGAGGACAGGCAACGCTTGAATGGTATAAAGACGGAGTGCCACAGTATTATTGCTACGGGTATTACGACAGTATGACAGACGAGCTTATAGAGACGTGCAAAAACTGCCGGGATAATGAGAGATACGCACAGGAGGATTTAGAGGCGTGGCTTGCGCAGGAAGAGACGCGGCAGCAGGCAGAGAACAGCGCATAAAATCGGACACCGAAATAGAACAATTATTGTGGACAATGGCAGGGCAAATAAGGTATAATAGGAGTTGTCAGAAAGACGCACGAAAGAAAGAGTTAATCTCTTCTCTCGTGCGTCTTTTTGCGTTTTCATGTTTTACCTCCTAACCCTGCGCATGAAACCTAGGGCGCAGGGGAAAGAAAGGGAGGCAGTACAGTGAAAGCATGGGCGGAATGGTTTTATAAGTCTAAAGCGTGGTCAGAGACAAGAGAGGCTTATCTAATATCACAGCAGTATATTTGTGAGCGTTGCGGAGCGCCTGCAAAGATCGTGCATCATAAAGACTACATCACACAGGAAAACATAAACGATCAGAGCATAACGTTATGTTGGGATAACTTAGAGGCATTGTGTCAAGAGTGCCACAACAAAGAACATCATGCAAAGAGTGAAAGAAAAATGCGATATAGATTTACAGAGGACGGGAACATAACTCCCCCCTATCCACGAAAAAATTTAAGCCATGAATAGACCGAGGGGTGACTATAATTTTACTCTGCAAGGTCGCGCATGCGTGGTGTAGAGGGGGTGTGGTGTACTACAAGGGGTAAAAGAAATGGCGGAAAAGAAAGAAAAAACAAAAGAACAGAAAATAAAGACTGAAAAGAACAGACTTAAGCGGATTTTTAAGAACTTAGACGAAAATAAAAAGAGTTTAGTTACGCCGCTGATTGAAAAAGCCGCTTTCATGAGCGTTGAGCTTGACGAATTGCAGGAAGTCATAGAAAACGAGGGATGGACAAGCGAATACAAGAACGGCGCGAACCAGTACGGCACAAAGAAAAGCCCGGAGGCTGAAACCTATATAGCATTATCCAAGAACTACGCGGCAATTATCAAGCAATTAACAGAACTTGTACCGCCAGCCGAGAGAAAGAAAAGCAGGCTTGCGGCATTGAGGGAAGAGTAGCCGGAAGTGCCGTATAAAAATTATATCTACGAGTATTACCAGAAGATTTGTAGCGGCAAGATCACGGTAGGAAAGTGGATAAAAGCAATATTCAAAATTATCATAGATAGTCTGGAAAAGCAGGACTATTATTTCAGTGCAAAAGAGGCAAACAGAGCTATAAAATTCATAGAAAATTTTTGCCACCATAGCCAAGGGCGCAGCGATCTTTTAAAGCTGGAATTGTGGCAAAAAGCTATTGTATCCACCATTTTTGGCATTGTAGACGAAGAAAAAACACGTATTTTTCGTGAAATTTTTATAGTGATCGGGCGAAAAAACGGAAAAAGTTTATTCGCATCCGCGATTATTGCATACATGGCATACCTAGAGCCAGAGTACGGGCAGGAAATATACTGCCTTGCACCAAAACTGGAGCAGGCTGCAAAGGTGTATGACGGATTTTATCAGATGGTAAAAGCAGATGAAGAGCTGGCGGAGCTTGCAAAGAAACGGCGTTCAGATATCTACATTGAGGAAAGCAACACCATAATAAAACCGATTGCATTTAATGCGAAAAAGTCAGACGGATTTAACCCGCAGCTTGTAGTTTGTGACGAGATGGCGGCATGGGCAGGAGACGGCGGATTAAAGCAGTACGAGGTTATGAAATCCGCATTAGGCGCACGTAGGCAGCCTATGATTTTGAGCATTTCAACAGCCGGATACATTAACGATAGCATCTATGACGAGCTGATGAAGAGAAGCACCAGCTTTTTGAAAGGAAACAGCAAAGAGCGGAGGCTTTTACCATTCCTGTATATCATTGACGATATCGAAAAATGGAACGACATAGAGGAACTAAAGAAAGCAAACCCGAACATGGGCGTATCTGTCAAAGAAAGTTTCTTTATAGACGAGATCGCAATAGCAGAGGGCAGCTTAAGCAAGAAAGCAGAGTTTTTAACAAAATACTGCAATATCAAACAGAACAGCAGCGTTGCATGGCTCGAATATCAGACGGTGGAAAACGCTGCGGCGGACTTAACACTGGAGGACTTTAGAGAGTGCTACGCAGTGGGCGGCATTGATTTGAGCCAGACAACAGACTTAACGGCGGCAAGCGTGGTAATCGAAAAAGGCGGCATACTGTATGCCTTTACACAATTTTTCATGCCAAAGAACAAAGTGGAATACTTACAGGCTACGGACGGCGTGCCATATGATCTGTTTGTAAAAAGAGGACTGATTACAGTATCCGGGGAAAACTACGTTGGCTATAAAGACGTGTTTAACTGGTATGTATGGCTGATAAATGAATACGGAATAAGAGTTTTGAAAATCGGTTACGACAGATACAGCGCACAGTACCTTATTGACGATCTGAAAAACTACGGTTTCCACACGGATGATGTACACCAAGGCGAAAACCTCACGCCAGTTATCAGAGAGTTTGAGGGCATCATAAAAGACGGCAATTTTAAGATTGTAAATAACAATCTGCTGAAATCACATTTCTTGAATGTGGCATTAAAGCAGAATATGGAAACAAGGAAATTTAGACCGATAAAGATAGAGCAGCGGGCGCATATAGATGGTTTCGTATCTGTCATAGATGCTATGACAGTACGGCAGAAATACTATGCAGAAGTAGGAGAGATGCTAAAGAACGCCGATTAGAAAGGAGAGTGAACGGCATTAAATTCTTAGATTATCTTTTTCACGGGAAACAACTAAGAGTGATCGACAGCTATTTTAAGATGCTGAACGGGTACAGTCCTACGTTTACCAGCTATAACGGCGGCGTGTATGAGATGGATTTAACACGGACAGCTATAAACAGTTTCGCAACGCATTGCAGCAAATTAACGCCGGAGATCACAGGCAGCGCGCACAAAAATCTTGAAAAAGTTTTACAGCACAAGCCGAACTATTTCATGGATACAACAAAATTTATAAAGAGAGTGGCAACCTATGTAGCCACGGAGCACACCGCTTTTATTGTACCGATAGAGGACGAATATGGTGGGCTGTGCGGGTGGTATCCCCTGCGGGCGGAGCGTTGCGAAGTTGTAGAGGCAGCAGGACAAGTATATCTGCGGTATCTGTTTGCGAACGGCGAACACGCAGCAATAGAGTTTGAAAAGGTCGGGATAATGACGGACTTTGAATACACAGACGATCTTTTCGGAGAGGACAACCGAACTTTAAAGCCGACAATGCAGCTTATTCATACGCAGAATGAGGGCATCATAAACGCGGTAAAAAATTCTGCAAATATCCGCTTTCTGGCAAAAATTGCGAACATGATTAAGCCGGAGGATATTAAAAAAGAGCGGCAGAGGTTCACAGAAGAAAACTTAAGTTCCGACAATGACAGCGGAATGATTATTTATGATAACAAGTTTACTGATCTGAAACCTGTGGAAAGCAAGCCGTTTGTGCCGAACGCATTACAGACACAGCAGATACAGGACAATGTGTGTACGCATTTCGGAACAAATTTAGATATCTTACAAAACAAATTTAATGAGGATACATGGAACGCATATTACGAGGGAAAGATAGAGCCTTTTGCAATCCAGCTTTCTCTTGTTATGACGAATATGACGTTTACCCAGCGGGAAATTGCCTGCGGAAATGCAATTACATTCAGCGCAAACCGTTTACAGTACGCCTCAAATAGTACAAAGCTGCAAGTAAGTACACAGCTATTTGACCGGGCACTATTGAACCGTAACGGGGTAATGGATATATGGAATATGCCGCACGTTGAGGGCGGAGAAAAATACTATATCCGCAGGGATTACATAGAGGTAAGCGAGTTAGAAAAAACAGGGAAACAGACAGAACCGATAAATCAGAACCCGCAGGAGAAAGGAGACGGGCAGCAGGCAGGCACAGAGCCACCAGAACCCGCAAATAACGAGCCGGGAGAGGAAGAGGGTAAATAATATGCCAATAAAGAAAGAACGGGAATACAGGGCGCTTGCAGCGCCGCTATCTGCGGATGCAGCAACTAAGAGAATAGATACAGAGTATTACGTGGAGGGATACGCAACAACTTTTGATAAGCCATATCTGCTCTACGAGATCGGAGGAACTAAATACTATGAGAAAATAGACAGCCGCGCGCTGGATGGCGCTGATATGAGTGATGTTATCATGCAGTACGATCATGAGGGGCGCGTATTTGCCCGGCAGTCAAATAAAACACTGATATTAGTACCAGATCATAAAGGGCTGCTGATTGCGGCAGATTTAGGAAAAACAGAGCTTGCAAAAGGACTGTATGAGGATATTAAAGCCCGCATGATTACTAAAATGTCATGGGCGTTTACCGTGCAAGAGGAAAGCTACGACAGGGCAACACGGACAAGAACGATACTAAAGATAAAAAAGGTTTATGACGTATCCGCTGTAAGCATACCAGCAAACGGCGATACTGAAATAGCCGCCCGCAATTTTGCCCATAGGAGGTATGAGGCAGAGCGGCAGGAGATGCTTAAGAGACGGGCAGCAATACTAAAGATCAAAGCAAATTTATAAAAAGGAGAACAGACAAAAATGAGATTAAAAGAAATTGAGACAAGACTGGCAGAGATCAGAAAAGAGCTGACAGAGAACGCGGAAACGCTGACGGATGAACAGATTACCGCGCTGGAAACAGAGGTAGACAATTTGCAGGAGGAAAGAACAAGGCTTGTGGACGCACAGGAGAAAAGAACAAAGCTGCTTGCGAGAATTGCAGGCGGAGAGCCTGTAAACGGAGCAGAGGGCGGAGCTGGAACAGCGCCCACAGTATTACGGAATTTTGCAGGGGCAGCAGGCGGCGCAGGAGAAGAGCCGGAGAAAGAGGACAAGTATAGTTCCATGGCTTACAGAAAAGCATTTATGCAGCATGTGTGCAGAGGAACGGCAATTCCGGCAGAGTACCGCGCAGATGCAGTAAGCACTACAACGGACGTAGGGGCAGTAATTCCCACAACTGTACTGAACCAGATCGTACAGAAAATGGAGAGCACAGGAATGATTTTAGCTCTCGTAACGAGGACGGCATACAAGGGCGGCGTAAGTATCCCGGTATCTACTGTTAAGCCTACTGCTACATGGGTAGCGGAGAGCAAGGGCAGCGACAAGCAGAAACACAGCGCCACAAAGGATGGAATGATTACATTTGCTTACCACAAGCTGCGCTGTGCGGTAGCCGTATCTCTGGAAGTGGATACAATGGCAATCAGCGCATTTGAGACACTGCTTATCAGCAATATTGTTGAGGCTATGACAAAAGCGTTGGAGCAGTCCATTGTTGACGGAGACGGAGCAGGAAAGCCGAAAGGCATCCTTGCGGAAACGCCGGAGACGGGGCAGACAATCGAGGTATCAGAACCCGCTTATGCTGATCTGATCGCGGCAGAGGCGGCGCTGCCAATGGCATATGAAAACGGGGCAGTATGGTGCATGAGCAAAAAAACATTCATGCAGTATTACGGGCTGGTAGATGCAAACGGGCAGCCGATTGGGCGCGTAAACTACGGAATTGCAGGAAAGCCGGAGCGTACACTGCTGGGGCGTCCTGTGGTGTGCTGCGATTATGTGAAAAGCTATGATGCGTCACTGGCAGCAAACAGTCTGTTTGCTTTCCTGTTCAATTTCAAAGATTACGTGCTTAATACCAACTACGCTATGGGCGTAAAGAAGTATGAGGACAACGACACAGACGATCAGGTAACAAAGGGCATCATGCTGGCAGACGGGAAAGTGGTAGACAAGAACAGCTTAGTTGTGCTGAAAAAAATTGCATCCGTATAAGAAAATGCGCGGCGTAAAAGCGCCGCGCGGAAAGGAAGATAAAAATGACAGGACACTTAGATATTAAAGATCTGGAAAAGATGAAAAAGGACGATTTGAAAGCGCTGGCAAAAGATATGGGTATCAGTGACGAGGGCACAGTAAAAGAACTGGCCGCAAGGATTGCGGCGGAAGAGGTGGAAGTACCCGAAGAGGACGAACTGACAGAAGAGGAAAAAGAAGCAGCGAAAGCGGCGGAAGATGAAGAGGCAGCAGAAGAACCGCCGAAAGTGTCCGAAACGGACACCGCGCAGGAGGATAAGAAAAAGGTAACAGTGCGCGTTATCCAGACATACAAGGATAAAAAAGCAAAACAGGTATTCAGACCGGGTTTTGAGTTCAGCATTTCACTGAAAAGGGCAAAGGAGCTGGAGGCGGCGAAAGTTGCGGAGATTGTAACAAAATGAGCGGCATGGAAACCGTGCTGACTGATACCGTCAAGGGCAGCATGAGGATTTTAAGCAAGTCTGCGGTAATTGAGAACGATATAAACAATATGATTGCCGCCGCAAAACAGGATTTATCTGTATCCGGGGTAAAAAAGATTGATGAAACAGACGCGCTTATTATCCGGGCAATTACTCTTTTCGTAAAGTCAGAAATGAACTACCAGAACCGAGGCGAACAGTACAGACAGAGCTATGAACTGCAAAAACAGTCCTTGTGTCTGGCTGGAGATTACAACACGGAAGAGGGATAAAATGCCGGGAGAAATCACTTTAATAGAGCAGATCAACGACACTGAAACAGAGGAAACTACAATTTTCTGTGAAGTGGATAGCATCACACAAAGCGAGTTTGAGGCAGCAGGACAGAAAGACATAAAGCCGAGCTACAAATTTACTGTATGGAGCTTTGAGTATAACGATCAGACAGAGGTAGAGTATTGCGGGCAAAGGCTGACCATTTACAGGACGTACCAGCGCCCGAACGAAGAAAGAATAGAGCTGTATGCAGAAAAGAGGTTAGGCAGACGTTGAGCACGGATATAAACAATGTTGCGGCAGAGATCGCGCGGGGGCTTACGGAGTATGACCAGAGCGTAGCAAATGACATTAAGAAAATTGTAGATGATGTGGCAGCGGAGGGAGTAAGCGAATTAAAGCAAACGAGCCCGAAACTGACAGGGAGTTACCGAAGAGGCTGGAGAAAAAAGCAGTCATACAGCGACAGCAGAACAAAGAGAAACACGGTATACAACAAAACAGACTACCAGTTAACGCACTTGCTTGAATATGGGCACGCCAGCAGATACGGCGGCAGGGTAAAGCCAAAGGTACATATTAAGCCCGTAGAGGAAAGTATGATAGAGAGTCTGGAAACCAAGATAGAAGAGGCGGTAAAAGGATAATGAGGCTTGAAACGATCATAAAAAGGGCAGAGAGTTTAGGGCTGCCAATAGCAAAAGATGCGTTCCGGGAGACAAGAGAAACACCATTGCCAGAACCGCCGTATTTGGTGTATATAACGCCGCAGATAAACGGACGCGGCGGAGATGATGTAATACTCGTACATGAGATATTTGCGGCTCTGGAGCTGTATACAGATAAGGCAGCAAACGGGGAACTGGAAAAACTGATAGAGGAAAAAGTATTTTTCGATACTGATTATCAGAAGTATCAGGACACCATAGAGGACGAGGACATGGTACAAACGGCGTATGAATTTACCATATACGAAAAAGTGAGAAGAAAGAAAGGGGATATACAGAATGGACAGTGAAAGAATTACATTAGGCAGCGGAAAACTCTATTGTATGTTATTCACGGGAGAAATCCCGGAGGATACAGAGATAGAGACAGAAAATAACCAGCTTGCGCACATCAAAGGTGGGGCATCCGTGGAGTACACGGCAGAGACATACACCGCAAAAGATGATTTAGGCGTTGTATCGAAAACAAAGCTGACAAATGAGGACGTTATCTTAAAAGCCGGACTGCTGACATGGTGCGCAAAGACGCTCAAAAAGTTAAGTTCAACGGCGAGAGTAACAGAGGACACGAGGAAAAGGACGGTCAAGATCGGCGGTATTAAAAACCAGACAGACGAGAAATATCTTATCCGTTTCCTGCATGAGGACGAAGAGGACGGAGATATCAGAGTAACAATCGTAGGAAAGAACGAAGCAGGATTTTCATTCAGCTTTGCAAAAGATGCGGAAAGTACAATAGAGCCGCAGTTTAAGGCGCACCCTATGGACAAAGAGGGAACGCTTTTAATCTTTGATGAAGAAATCCCGCAGACAGCATAAGAGATCAATCGGGCTGCGTATACCGCAGCCCGGAAAATGGAGGTAAAAAATGGCAAGCAGAAAGTTTGATTTTGGAAAATTAAAGCGCAGTTTCTATACAACTACTCTGAAAGATGGAACTGTGCTTGTTGTAAATATGCCGGAAAAAAGAGTGTTTGAACGGATGCAGAGTATTACAGAAGTGGAAGAGGACGAGGATATAAAGTATAACGATCTTCTTACTCTTCTGGCGGAAATCTTAAGCAACAATAAAGCCGGAAAAGAGATCACAACAGAGTATCTGGAAAATGAGAAGTACGACATTGAAGAGCTTGTAGAATACTTAAAAGATTACGGGCAGTTTGTAAATTCGTTGAAGAATAACCCAAACTGAAAATGCCGTCATATCCGGGAGGGGAAACGGAAAAGGCGGCATACGATTTAGCAACAAAAGGCGAAAAGCTGGTAATGGACTACTTAAATATCAGCATTTTTGACGTACAGGAAATGCCGATAGATTTATACCTGTTTTTTATGCGTGAGGCATATATACACGGGAATATGAGAACGAAAGAGGGTAGAGAATATCTGGAAAACTGCCGGAGGATGGAGCAGACAAAGCCCGACAGAAAGAAGATCAGAAAAAAGATACAAGAGCAGAAAAGAGAGGGATAAAAATGGCAGGGAGCAAAAGCATAAAAGGAATTACCATAGAAATTGGCGGGAATACTACAAAACTGTCCAAAGCCCTCTCTGATGCGAGCGGGGAAAGCGTAAATTTACAGAAAGAGCTTAAGACTGTAAATAAACTGCTTGAACTTGATCCCACAAACACGGAGCTGCTGGCGCAGAAACAGCAGATACTTAAGGAAAGTATACAGGAAACGGCAAACAAGCTGGACGTGCTGAAAGAGGCGGAAAAACAGGTACAGGCACAGTTTGAAAAAGGCGAAGTGTCAGAGCAGCAGTACCGGGAATTACAACGGGAAATCATTACAACCGAACAAAAGTTAAATGATCTGAAAGCAACCGCAGAGAGCACCGGAGACAGCATGGAAAACGCCGGAGAGGATGCGGGGAAACTTGCAGATAATCTGGAGGGAGCGCAGCAAAAAGCGGATAAGGCGGCAGAGATGGGGAAAACTGCCGCCGCCGGAGTAGCCGCAATAGGAACGGCAGCAGTAGGCGCAGGCGTTGCAGCGGTTAAATTTGATGCTGACTATGACGCGGCGCTTAATAATGTGATTACACAGACCGGGGCAACAAAGGAAGAGACAGAAAGCCTTGAAACGGCTATGCGCAATATCTACAACAATAATTTTGGCGAAGATTTGAACGACATAGCAAACGCAATGGCAACTGTAAAGACGCAGACCGGGGCAACCGGGGAAGAACTGGAGAAAACCACTCAAAACGCGCTGCTTTTACGCGATACATTCGGGATGGAAGTGGAAGAGAGCGTAAGGGCGGCAAATTCTCTTATGAAACAGTTCGGCATAAGCGCGGACGAAGCATATAACTTGATGGCACAGGGCGCACAAAGCGGATTAAATGCCAATCAAGATATGTGTGATGTGATTAACGAATATTCTGTGCAGTATGCAAACGCAGGACTATCAGCGGAAGAAATGTTTAATATGCTGGTATCCGGGGCGGAGCAGGGCACATGGTCGATAGATAAGCTGGGAGACGCTTTCAAAGAATTTAATATCCGTATGAATGACGGCACGGCAAACGAGTATTTGACGAGTTTAGGGCTGAACGCGGACGAAGTAGTAGCGAAATTCCAGCAGGGCGGAGACAGCGCGAAAGAAGCAATGCAGCAGATCAGTGACGCACTGAAAAACTGTGATGATGAAACCGTGCAGTATACCGCAGGCGTGGGCATCATGGGAACTATGTACGAGGACATGGGGCTTGATGCTTGCACAGCCTTATTACAGACACAGGGAGAAATAAGCAAAACAAAAGACGCACTGGCAGAGATCAACAACCAAAAATACAACGACATTAACAGCCAGATAGAAGCGCTGGGGCGTAATATCCAGACAGAAGTAGTGCAGCCGCTGGGGGATGAATTAGCGCCAGTAGCAGAAGAGGTAATAGATGAAGTAAAAAGCAATCTGCCGCAGATCAAAGATATTTTAAGTGATGTATTGAACATTGTAGGGGAGTTTATAAACTTTTTCCTGCAAAATGGAGACATGGTAATAACCATAATCGGCGGAATAGCCGCAGGGATGCTGGCATGGAATGTTGTAACCATGATACAGGGAATTGTATCAGCTATTAAGCTATGGACGGCGGGAACGCAAGGGCTGGCGGCGGTACAGGCAGTATTAAACGCTACGCTCCTTGCTAATCCGATAGCCCTTATAGTAGCCGCGATAGCGGGTATTATTGCTGCAATCGTGCTTTTATACAATAACTGCGAATGGTTTCGGGAGATGGTAAACGGCATCTTTGAGGCAATAAAAGAGTTCGTAGGAACGGCAGTAGAAGTAGTAGGCGGCTTTATATCGTCTGTATGGGAGAAGATACAGGAGATATGGGCATTTATACAGCCGTACATAGAAATGATATGGGCATTTATACAGCAGATTTTAGCAGATATTGCGCAGATTTTCAGCGATACATGGGAGATCATTAAAGCAATATGGGATTTAGTACAGCCATATTTCTTGATGCTGTGGGAGGGAATAAAAGCAATTTTTGCGCCCGTAATTGAAGTGCTGGGCGGCTTGTTTTCGGCAGCATGGGAGGCAATCAAGCTGGTATGGGATGTAGTCGTTATGTACTTCTCTACCATATGGGAAAATATCAAAATTGTTTTCTCTGTGGTCGCTACGGTTTTAGGCTCATTCTTCAGCAACGCATGGACGGCGATAAAAGCCGTATGGGATGTCGTAGCCTCATATTTTGCGGCGGTATGGAACGCAATAAAGACAATTTTTTCAGTAGTAAAGGACGTATTAACGGGAAATTTCCGAGGCGCATGGGAGGGAATTAAGAGCATCTGGTCAGGATTTGCTAATTTCTTCCAGACTGCATGGAATAGTGTAAAAACAATATTTAGCAGCGTAGGAAACTTTTTTAGAACTGCATTTAGTTCTGCATGGAACGCAGTACAAAATGTTTTTGCAAATTGGGGCAGCTTCTTTTCGGGGCTGTGGAATAGGATAAGCAGCACGTTTTCAGCAATCGGGACGCGAATATCTGGAGCGATCAGCGGCGCGGTAAGGTCGGGAATTAACGGCGTAATAAGTTCGATACAGAGCATTATAAACAGCGGTATAGGACTGATTAACGGAGCAATCGGGCTTATCAATAAAATTCCGGGCGTAAGCATAGGGCGTTTAGGATATTTGAGCCTGCCGAGGCTGGCGCACGGCGGTATTTTGCAGGAGGGAGACGCTATGGTAGCAGAAGCGGGGCCGGAGCTGATACGGATGGTAAACGGCAAGGCAATAGTAACACCACTCACACCAACGGCAAAAAATACCGCAATGGAGGCAGCAGGAGGAAAAGCCACAAAGAATATCACAAATGCAATAGAAATGAAAATAGAGAATTTCTATAACAACAGAGAGCAGGATATAAGAGAACTGACAGAAGAGATTTTAGAAATCGCAGAAGAAATAAAGGAAAGGGAAGAGGCGGCGTATGCTTAGTGAATATTACGAGAGCGCAAACAGCTTTACATATAACGGCAGAAATTCACTTGATATGGGCTTGTTCATAACAGCAGTGAGCGCCGCCGATAACGGCGCAGAGCCGGAAATAGAAACAATCAGTATACCAGCGCGGGGTGATCTGATCGAGGACAGCCGGGCGGATGAACTGGACAATCAGCCTTTTAAAGATTACCAGAAGAAATATACGTGCTGTGTAGTAGCTGACGAGGATATCAATTTAGAAGATATGGCGCATAGGCTTTACGGCTGGCTCTATGCGCCGGGAATTGAATACAGTCGGCTTTATGACACATACGACAGGGAATATTACAGCATGGCGTATATATCCAGCAAAGCAACGGTAAGTGATCTGGCAAAGCGCCTGTTGGGAGAAATCGAGATAGAATTTACCTGCAAGGCGTACAAGAGAGCGATAAAAGGCGAACGCACAATAGCGCTCACGAAAGCAACAGCTATATACAACACAGAGCTTTTTACGGCAAGCCCGTATATTAAAATAACGGGAAACGGCGGAATTACTCTGTATATCAATGACAGGGCACACGGTTTTAAAGATGTGAGTGATTATATCGAGATTGACAGCGAACTAATGAACGCATATAAAGGCGATACGCTGCAAAACAGTAAAATGATTACTGCAAAGTTCCCGAAGCTGACAGCGGGGGTAAATAACATAAGCTGGGCGGGAAATGTAAGTAAAGTAGAGATCATACCAAGGTGGTGTACATTATGATACCGGTTCTTTATGATGCGTTTGAAAAGGACTTTACAACAAACGGCATAGGATTATTAACAGATGCGGTAAGCTGCGTTGTCACGGAAGAACGTAACGGAACATACGAGCTTACATTGACATACCCGGAAAAAGGGCATCTGGCAAAGCACATAACGAGAGATGCAATCATAAAAGCAAAAGCGAATGACGAGGACGAGCCGCAGCTATTCAGAATATACAAAGCCGGAAAAGCCATAGGAAGCAATACGACATGGAACGCGGAGCATATCAGCTACGAGACGAACGGAAACCCAGTAGAGAAATTCACGGTAAGCGGAGTAAATGCACAGCGAGCCATGCAGGAGCTTTTAGATGCGGCGGCATTGCCGCACAGCTTTACGGCATCTAGCGATATTACAACAACGAACAGCACAAGCATAGACGGAGTTGTAAGCGTAAGGAACGCGCTGGGAGGAACGACAGGCAGCATACTGGATGTATGGGGCGGAGAGTATCACTTTGATAATTTCCGCATTGAACTGTTGAAAGCGCGGGGTGCAGACAACGGCGTAACAATCGAATACGGAAAGAACCTCATAAGCGCAAAGCAGGAGGAAAATATAGCGGACGTGGTTACAGCCATATTCCCATGGGCAAAGTATAAGGCAGAGGGCGCGGAAGAGGAAACATATATCAGCCTGCCGGAAAAGACGTTGATACATGAAAACGCCAACGCTTACGCGAATATAAAATGTGAGATCGTGGATTTTTCCAAAGAGTGGGAAAGTGGAACGATCATTACAGCGGATATGCTGCGGGAAAAGGCAACAGAGTATTTAAACAAATTAAGCACGGAGCCTAAAATCAGCATTACGCTTTCTTTTGCCAGCTTGAAAAAGACGAAAGATTATAAAAACATGAAAGCTCTGGAGAGCGTGAAACTGTGCGACACTGTAACGGTCAAGATCGAAAAACTGGGCATCAATGTTACTGCAAAGATTACGAAAGCGAAATATGACAGTATCAAAGAGCGTTACGACAGTGTGGAGATCGGGGATACCCGGACGAACTTAACAAAGAGCATGACCGCCGCACAAAAAGAGATACAGGAGCTTGTAGTAAGAAATCAGACGCGGGCGGAGCAGATTAAAGCGCAGATTGAACAGACAATAAAGGACGTAACGGCAGCAATCACGGGAAATTCTGGCGGGTATGTTGTACTGCACCCAGAGAAGAACCCGCAGGAAATCTTTATCATGGATACGCCGGATACGGCAACAGCCAAAAACGTGTGGCGCTGGAATTTAGCAGGGCTGGGGCACAGCAGTACGGGAATAAACGGAACATTTACAACGGCAATCACAGCAGACGGTCAGATAGTGGCTAATTTTATTACGGCTGGGGAACTGACAGGAGCGATTTTAAAAGCTGGCACAGTGTACGCCGAAGCGCTTGACGTTGAGTATAGAAACAGCGTCACAAAGTACGCGGATGATGCAGCAAGCGGAGCGGTAAAAGAGGCGAAAGAATACGCCGACAATTTGCAAAAGAGCACCGATAAGGAGATAGAGGACGTAAACAAAGCCGTTGATGATATCAATAATGCGCTGGAGACAACAGTAGCAGACGGAATTATAACGGAGTCCGAAAAGGCGGCAATACAGAAGATATTACAGATCATTGAAAAAGAAAAGAAAGAGGCAGATGCAAAGTATAACGAGATATACGGAAACCCTTATCTTACAGGAACACCAAAGACAAACTTAAAGAGTGCGTATAATACAGCATACGGCACAGCCAGTACATCAAAATATAATAAGCTGGTCACTGCCGTAAATGCCGTTATCAATGCGACAACAGCGGCAGCGGTCACGCAGAAGATGGAGGCTTACAGGACTGCTTACACAGAATATGGGGCGGCAGTCGCAGCTTACCAGACAGCCGTAGAAGCGGCAACGGACGCAATAGCGAACGCATACGCCGTGGAAAAGGCGGAGCAGATGGGCGAAACAGTCACGCAGGAAATGACGAGCCTTATCGAAACAACAGCAGAAGAAATTAAGCTGCTATGTAAAACCATTGAAGAATATAATATGCACAACTATGTTGTGGGCGGAGATTTTGCAGACGGATTTACGGAGGAATGGTACACAAATAATTCAACAGATAACTATGTTGTGACAGATGCAACGCTGGGGAAATGTGTAAGAATTTTAAAGAGTTCTTCTACATCCTCATATATACGCTGCAAACTAGGGGTATTACCAGCAGGAACTTATAGAGTGCGATACAAGGCAGCCACAGCGCCGGGATATGAGAGCACAGCAAGAGTGCAGTGCACTATGGTATCAATCTCAACAACACCAGCAGGATTGCTTAAGAGTACGGAATTTACAACCGTAGAGCGGGAAGTAACTATCACGGCAAGCACAAGCGTAAAATATCTTTATTTTTACGCAACTGTGCAGGGTGCGCCAGTATATATAAAAGACGTTGAAGTATTAGGACAGATGCGCATATATACAGAGGCACAGTTAAAAGTAAATGCTGATGCAATAGAGGCAGAAGTAACAAGAGCAAAAGGGATTGAGGAAGAGTTAAGAGCATCCATAAAAGTAAACGCCGATAATATCACAAGCAAAGTAGAAAAAGGCGATATGGGGAGCTATATATCACAGTATTACAATAATGTGATTGTAGCATTTAACAATAGCTCTAAATATATCCAGATCACAGCCGGGCAGATTGAAATATATAACAACGGAGTAGAGAGTAGCAAGCGTAGAGCTGTATTCAATCAAAACGGAAACCATTTTTACAGGGATGGCTACTATGTAGGGAAGATCGGAACGAACCAATGGAGTGGCAACAACGCTCATAAGGGGCTTGTATTCGATCTGGAATATACCGGGAAATATATGGCATGGGCACAGGAAGAAACGGAGGGGGCAAGCTCATATACAACGATACTGTGCTATTCACGCGCAAATAGTATATACACAGAAAAAGGGCTGCATTTAGGTTGCAATTTTTATGCGAACGGATGGGATATAGATGGGGCAGATTTAAGAGACAGCAGGGCAAATGGGTACACAGTAGCAAATAACAAAAGAGTGCCTATTATTACGTCAATTACATCAAACGGAGACGGAACGATAAGCTGGACATATTCAACTTTTACAGTTAGAAACGGAATGATTACAAGCGTACCAGACTCATCAACAAATATATAAAGGAGTAAAAAATGGACGAGCAGGAAGTAGAACGGATTTTGGTAACTAAAAAAGGAGAAGAACCAAAGACAGAGCCAGACAATGAGACAAAAACAGAGAGCGTATCGCTGGCACAAGTGATGGCTGCCTATGCAGCGGCACAGATGAACGAAAAAGGAGAGCAGGAATGATGGAAGAGAACACAAACAAAGAAGAGCAGACAACAGAAGCAGAAAAAGAACCGATAGGCGTAACCTTAAGCCGTGCGCACGGAGATGTAACAATAGCGATTTTGGAAATACAAAATGCTTATGGGCTGCCCGCATATCTCATGGATTTAATTGTAACAGCTGCATTATCAGATATTCGGGCGTGCGCAAATAAAGATATTATTCATGCAATGAGTAAAGGAGAATGACAGAATGGCATTACAGAACACACAGAGAATACAGATAGAGCTTGATGGAAACCCGCCTTTTGAATATGTGGTAGTCAAGCAGGGAGAAAAGGGAAGCCGCATTGTAGAGGTTACGCTGCTGGAGAACAAAACAGAATTTGAAATACCAAGCGGAACAACGGCAAAGATCAAATATTATAAGCCGGATGGGAAAAAGACATTAAATCCTTGTACGATATCCGGGAACGTGATTAAAGTAGAATACTCCGAGCAAATGCTGGCGGCAGCAGGCACAGGGCGCGGCGAGATCGTTCTTTATAACGGAGATAACGTACTGCGGAGCGCCACATACTATACAAAGATCGTAGAGACGGTATACAAAGAAAATGGGCTGATCTCTGATAATGAATTTCTTGACATGGCGGAAAGCATTATCAAGGTTAATCAGGCAACAGATAAAGCTATCAATGCCGGGGAAAGCGCAGAAGAGGCGGCGGAAGAGGCGAACGCAGCGGCGCAGGCAGCAAACAACGCCGCAAGTTCTGCAAACAGCAAAGCGAACGCGGCAAATACAGCAGCAACGGCGGCAAACGAGGCGGCGCAGGCAGCGAATAGCAAAGCGAGCGCAGCCAATACAGCGGCAACGGCGGCAAATGAAGCGGCGGAGGCGGCAGAGACGGCAACGGCTGGAGCACAGGCGGCAACGAGTAGCGCGAACACGAAAGCGGCGGCAGCCAATACAGCAGCACAGAGGGCAGAGGCGGCAGCGGCAGCCTGTGAGAATATCGCAGACGGAATGAACAGTATGGCAGATGATACAACGGGAATAACGTACACAATCGGGATAAGCGGCGGAATGATATATCTGGAAAGCGAGGACGAATAAAATGGCACGGATTTATGTAGCTGATAAAGAGACACTGGACAAAACACACGCAAATACGGCGGCTATTTTGGCGGCACTGGAGGAAGAGGGCGGAGAGCACAAGAAAGCCGTCCGCTACGGTATCAAGATCAGCAAGAGCGACAGCGGAAAAGCAAGCCGGGTAACATACATATATGACGCGGTGGGAATGACACCAGCGGTAATGGATTTTTCGGAGGGTACATTTAACTACGGGAGCTGGGGCAATGTAGAGTTTGTAAAGAACAATTACCCTTGCATGGTAAAGTATGATGGCACGGAGGACTATAAATTATCCCCGAACGATTACACAAAAAAAGAGGATGGAACAACGGCAAGTGATGTGGCAAACACGGATTATGCCGGGAACGCCATGGCAGCATTTAAAGGAGGATGGCTCTGCCAGTATGAGACGGAGACAGACGAGTATATCATCTGGAGCAATATAAAATATGATGATGGATATAACGCATATCACAGGACAGCGCCGGACGGAGTTATCAGAGAGGGATTTTACCGCAGGATTTACAAGCCCGCGCTGCTGAATAATGTAGCAAGATCAATCAGCGGGCAGCAGTCAATGTACAGCAAGAACGCAACGCAGGAACGCACATACATTAAGGCGAACGGCGAGGCATGGGAACATACAAGCTGGTGGGAATGGAACTATATTATATGCCTGCTTAAGATCATGGCAAAGTCAGAGGATTTACAGGGCGCATATGGCAACGGGAACATGAACGGCTATGTAAATGACGCTGCACAGCATTACGGAATTTTAACCGCCGGAACGCTCAACGACAAGGGGCAGTTTTTCGGATACAACACGAATAATCAGCAGGTAAAGGTATTTCACACAGAGGCTATGTGGGGAGATCAGTGGGAAAGAATTTGCCACATGATCTGTGATAAAGGCGTTGTGAAAGTACAGCCCTATGGAGATGGAAACTTTACGGGTGCAGGATTTGAAACCGTCTTTGATTATGCTGATTTAGGAATTAAGGCATCTGCAAGCGGATACGTGAAAGATACCGTAATGACAAAAGCCGGACGTTTCTTTAAAACATTTGGCGGCAGCAGTTCCACATATACGTGTGATTACGGTTATATCAATCCTACTATTGTCTCTGCGCCTCTTGTGGGCGGCGACTGCGGCGACGGGCTGTATTGCGGTGCTTACGTGTACTTGTACAGCGCCGCTGGCGTTGCGAGCTGGAGCGTTGCGCCCGGTCTTTCTTGCAAAATGCCTAACGCCGCGTAGCGGCATGAGGGGGAACGGGGGAAACATCCCCCGCTAAGACTTACAGAAAGAAGAAAGTAAAAATATAATAGGGGATTTCCCGGGCGTCTCTGCGCCTCTTGTGGGCGGCAACTGCAACAACGGGCTGAATTGCGGTGCTTACGTGAACTTGAACAACACCGCTGGCAATGCGAACTGGAACATTGCGCCCGGTCATTCTTATCAAACTATGGAAGATTAACCAAAAGCCCGGAAAATTCCTACACCGCTGGCGGTTGAAATACCGCTGAAAGTGAAAATACAGCCGCGTTAGGTGCGGTATGGTAGCCGTAGGAAGAAAGCCTAAAGTTGTATAGCGTGGCGAAGTACCGCAAGGCGATAAGAAAGAGAATTGCAGATGATAAGTTTTAATAACGTGAGTGATGCGATTTACATACCAGAAGAGCAGATAAAAGACATTTACAAAGCATCAAAAGGCAAAAGCAAGAGAGAAGAGGCGGCGATAGTAAAAGCGGATATTGAGAAGCACAGAAGAATTTTAGATAAAAAATTAAGAAATAACAGTTTTATACCGAAACGGCATAATACAAAGACCATACAGGAAAATTCCTGCAAGAAAACGCGAAAGATCGTTAAGCCGAAATATATGTATGAGCAGATGGCACATCATGCTATTATGCGTGTTTTCGTACCTATTGCAATGCGCGGAATGTACTACCACGTATACGGGAGCATACCGGGGAAAGGCGTACACAGAGGCAAAAGGACGGTTGAAAGATGGATACGGGAGGACGGCAGGAATTGTAAATATATTTATAAACTGGATATCCGGCATTTCTTTGAAAGCGTACCACATAGGCGGTTAAAGAAAGCGATTAAAAGGAAGATCAGAGACAGGGATTTACAGAAGAAATTATTTCTCATTATCGACAGTCACGCGCCGGGGCTGCCGCTGGGATATTACCCGTCTCAATGGTTCGGGAATTTCTATTTACAGCCTTTAGATCATTTTATAAAAGAAAAGCTGCGGATAAAGCACTACATAAGATACATGGACGATATGGTACTATTCTCAAACAATAAAAAGGAACTGCACCGGGCAAGGAAAGAAATAGAGAAATTCGTACATGAAGAGCTGGGGCTGGAGATTAAGAAGAACTGGCAAGTATTCAGATTTGACTATATAGACCGTAAAGGAAAGCACAGAGGCAGACCGCTTGATTTTATGGGATTTAAGTTTTACAGAGACAGAACAGTATTACGAAAGAGCATCTTGAAGGGCATCCGGGCGAAAACCAATAGAGTGCGCAGAAAAGGGAAAATAACGTGGGTAGATGCGGCGTGTCTCTTATCGCGTATGGGCTGGATGTGGCACAGTGATACTTACGCATATTACGAAAGATACATAAAGCCTTATATCAAAATAAAAGTGCTTAAAACACTTGTTTCTAAGCACGCAAGAAAGGAGAACGAAAAGAATGGAATGGTACAGCGCAGAAAGCACGGCAGAAGAAAAACCAAAGGAGCTGGACATAACGAGCAGCCCGGAAACGGTATATATGCGCCGGAACATTACCCAGCAGACAGTGCTTGACGAAGAGGGAGAAGAGACGGGAAAGAAATGGGTATATGAAGAGTGCACACAGAATAAAGCGGAGTATGAACAGCAGCAGGCAGCGCTTACAAGCCCGGTCACAACAATGATTATGCAGGAAATTGCATCATTACAGCTTGCGCAGGCAGAAACACAGATCACACTTGAACTGATGGGAGTAGAGGGGGCATAAGGATGTACGAAGCATTAAAAAGAAAGTACGAGATGGGATACATTACAAAAGATACGCTGAAAGGCTGGGTAAAGATTGAAAAGAAATTAGCCGGGCGAGGAATTACAGAGCAGCAGTATGAAGAAATCACAAAAGAGAAATACACCGAGTAAAGGACGGAGAACAGGGGCAGAAAATGGTGGAAGATATCATAAATTATGTATCCTCTAACTGGGTGGCGTGGGTATTTGCAGCAGGGTATGGCGTACTGATCGCAATGCTGAAAAAGGAGCGCACACAGAATAAAGCACTAAGAGAGGGAGTACAGGCACTATTAAGGCAGGAAATTATAGATTTCTGCCTGCGATACGAGGACAGAGGGAGCGCGCCAGTATGGGCAAAGCAGGCAGAGGAAAAGGCATATAAAGCATATGAAGCATTAGGAGGAAATGACGTAGCACACGCCATGCACGAAAGATTTATGAAGCTGCCGCCCGTGGATGGGAACGACACGCCGGAGAGAGCAGAGGATTGAAATGGCAACAAGGCAGAAAAGAACAACAAGAAGAAAAAGAAGAACAGCGGCAATAAACTGGCTGTGGGAGTTCAGTAAGAAAGTAGTCTGGACGGTAACAATTCTATACGCCGTTTCGTTTGTGTTCGCTATGCTCATAAGCTGGCAGGAAGTACAGTTTTTAGGAAACACGGCGGCAATTACAACGCTTATTACAGAGGCAAACGAAACTTTTCGGGTGGTAGTAGGCGGTTACATGATTAAGGCGGGTGTAGAAAACGCCTGCAAGATCGTAAAAAGCAACAGGACGGAGGAAGTACAGCAGACAGAGAACGAGGAAGAAGCGCAGGGATAGGAGGCGCAAAGATGCTTGATTTTATACTGGCATACTGGAAAATTCTTTTAACCGTGTATCTGATCGGCGCAGCACTGACATTTGCAGCAACGGGGATTTTCCTGTTATGGACAGGAAAAAAGGAAGACGAAGAAAGGGAGAAATACCCGGAGTATTACGAGGATATGGATAATATCGGGCGGTGGGGATACTGCATAATTGCGCTGGTCGTAAGTATCTTAGTAGGAATAATGTGGGTAGGGCTGCCAGTCGTATTAGCCGGGGCGCTGATATTTGACTGGATAATGAAAAAATACCCGAAATTATGGGGGCAGTTTGGAAATACAGAAGAGGACGAAAGCGAAGAAATGGAGAAATGAAAATGGAGAAGATTATTTTTGTAGCAGCAGTGGTTTTGATTGCAGTAATGGTACTTACGTTATGGGTAAATATCATTGTTGCGATCACAAAAAAAGTAGTGGCATGGGATAAATTCCCGGTACAGGTATGGGTAATGATTGTAGCCGTTGTATCAACGGTAGTAGCGGCGGCAGCGTTGGCGCAGTATTTTGGCATTGTAATGTTATGGTATTACTGGCTGGCAGCGGTAGTTGTCGGGCTTCTCGTATGTTATGCGGCTATGTTCGGTTACGATAATTTGTATAAACAGATCAACGAGACTTTACAAAAGATAAGGGAACTGCTGGCAGGAACTACAAAAGAAGAATAAAAGCGGGAGAAGAATATGGCTGTAAAAATTGGACATGCATCTATTGACGAGAGAGGGAAAGCGCAGGGCGGAAGTGCTGGAGATCAGACCGGGAAAGAGGTTTGTACAAGGAGCTGGTACAATAAACCGTGGATTTGCGTAATTAGACCAAAGAGCGCAACGCACGCGGAGAAGATCGCAAAGGCTATGGAGCAGGCTTGTGCGAACAATAAAATTGGTTACGATCAGTACCAGCGCACAACGCTCTATACACAGGCGAAAGCCTGCGGGTGGGATTTAAGCAAGATTACTACGGCTTGTGAAACGGATTGCAGCGCCCTTGTAGCTGTATGCGTCAATGCTGCCGGAATTACGGTAAGCAAGGACATTTACACAGGAAACGAAAAGAGCGCGCTTAATGCAACAGGAAAATTTGAGATACTCACGGCGAGCAAATACTTAACCTCTGACGCATATCTGAAACGCGGGGATATTCTGCTGGCAAGCGGGCACACCGCTATTGTGCTTTCAAACGGTTCAAAGGCAGGAGCAAGCACAGGAGGCGGCAACAGTTCCGGTTCTGTATCATCCTCAACAAAAGCAGAGGCAGCGCAGGATTTTGATAAGTCGCTGGCAGGAACGTATAAAGTGACGGCATCCGCGCTGAATATCAGAGCCGGGGCGGGAACGGGCAAGAAGTCATTAGGAACAATCCCGAACGGGAAAACGGTACAGTGCTATGGATACTATACGAAAGTCGGCAGTGTAAAATGGCTGTACGTTACATATAACGGCATCACGGGATTTTGTTCCAGCCAGTATTTGAAAAAAGTATGATGAACCGGGAAGAGGCTGGGAAAATTCTGGCAGCGCTTGTGATTTGCGGCAGCAATAACAGGAGTTGCGCAGAGTGCCCGGCATACGACACAGAAGCAGGAAGAGACGCACAGCAGAGAGCTTGCAGCGAGCTTTTAAGCGAAGAGAACGTAAATACAGCACTGGAAATAATGAGAGGATGAAAAAAGAGCGGGATGGCACAACAACCATTCCCGCTCTTAAATTACGATCTGCTTTGAAGCTCAAAAATAATAGTATTGATTTTGTTTTGATTTTCGGAATTGTTGAGACAGCGGATAACCCGCGCTTTTCCGTCTATTGTCTGCAATTTTATTCCTATGTAATTCCCCATCTTTTTTTCAAAGCCGGAAATCTGCTCAACGGATATGATCTTATCAAAAAGAACACTTTCCGTAGCAGTTTGGTTGCCGTCCTGTTTGTAGTAAAAACAACGCTTGTTCGTTAAGGATAAAACAGCTACGGAAAAGACAAGATTTTCAGCCTCACACTTTCCGTCTATGCTGATCTCTATATTTTCCCCGTCAAGCAACATCTTTCCAAACAGATTATTTGCCCGGACATCACAGACCGCCTGTTTTTCGGGCTTTTCTTTCTTTTTAAACAATCCCATAAAATAGACCTCTCTTCCTTAAAAGATATCGTTTCCGACCTTTAACACAATTTTAGGCGGCGAATGTGTTAAAGTCAAGAAAAATTCTGATTATTAACAAGTGGTGGACAGGGGAACAGGTAAAAGATGAAAATTTACAGCTACAAAGGAAAGAAAAACCTTTGCGGGCGGCGCATTAAAATGGCGAGAGCAGAGAAGCGCATAACGCAAACAGACCTTGCGGCAAGAGTACAGACACAGGGGATAACACTGGAACGCGACAGCATAAGCAGAATAGAGATAGGCACAAGATTTGTAACAGATTATGAGCTGAAAATATTTGCAAAAGTGCTGGGCGTAAGCATGGAATGGCTGACCGCAGAAGATGAAGCGCTACAACAATAATGCTGTAGCGTTTTATTTTTTGTTGAAAATGGCTCAATGAGTATAAAAGCATTGACAAACAAGCTCAATGGGTATATAATAAGATTACAATAAAAGAGACGGAAGAAAGGACGTTGAAACATGAAAGCGGTAGAAGGATTAAAAAAACATGATTACATTGTAGAGTGCAAAGACGAGGGCGGCGAGGTTTTTGGATTTGACACAATAGAAGCAGCGGCGGAATATGTAGAAAAAATGTTTCCGAAAATGACAAAAGAAGAGGCAATAGATGGAATAAAGAATGATACAAATTGCGATTGGGTATTATTCGAGGATGGGAGCGTAATATTTAGATATTACGGAAAAGGGTATAACGAAAAATACACAGACGAGTTAAGAAATACAGGGCACAAGATGTAAAAGGGGAGTGATGATATGACGATAGAAGAGGCGCGCAAAAAGCAGGGAATGAGCAGGCGCGAGGTATCGGACTGGCTGGAGATACCATACAGGACATTGCAGAACTGGGAAAACGGGGAACGGAAATGCCCGAAGTATATAGAAAAGCTAATTGTAGAAAAAATATTACAGGGCAGACAATAACAGAGTTTATGAAAGCCGCAGAGTTTGACAATCTGCGGCTTTTAATTTAATATGGATACGAAAGAGGCAAGGGATGGCGAACAAAAAGGGCAGCAGACAGTTGCAGAAAAGGGATAGAATAAGAATAGAGGCATTATTACAGGCTGGGCATTCAAAGGCGGAAATAGCGGGCATGATCGGAGTACACAGGAGCACTATATATAATGAGATCAAGCGCGGACTATATGAGCATCTGAATAGCGACTATACAACAGAAATGCGATACAGCGCAGACCTTGCACAGCAGAAGTATGAGGAAAATTTAAAGGTACGCGGAACACAGCTTAAAATAGGTAATGATATTAAGCTGGCAAATTACATAGAGGATAAAATCATTAACGAGGATTACAGCCCGGCAGCAGTGCTGGGGCAGTTGACAGCACAGGGAAAGTGGGCGGAGTTTGATACAAAGATATGCACAACTACGCTTTACAGCTACATAGACAAAGGAATATTCCTTAAATTATCAAACAAGGATTTGCCAGTTAAGGCAAACAAAAAGAGGCAGTATAAAAAAGTAAGGAAACAGCAGAAGAGAGCAGAGGCAGGGGAAAGCATAGAGAAACGCCCGGAAGAGGTAGAGAGCCGGGAAGAGTTTGGACACTGGGAAATGGATAGCGTAATAGGACAAAAGAAAAAATCTAAAAATACTCTGCTCACACTTACGGAGAGAAAAACAAGGGATGAAATTATATTCAAGTTACCAGATCACACGGCAGGGGCAGTAGTAACGGCTTTAGATACATTAGAGAAAAAATGGGGAGAACTTTTTAAACAAGTCTTTAAAAGTATCACAGTAGATAACGGCACGGAGTTTGCGCTGTGCGAAGAGCTGGAGAGATCAGCGATCAATGAGGGAGAGAAACGGACAAAGCTATACTATTGTCATCCTTATAGCTCATGGGAGCGCGGAACAAATGAGGTAACAAATAAGATGGTACGCCGCAAAGTACCGAAAGGCACAAACTTTGACGGAAAGACAGAGGAAGAGATACAAGAGGTAGAGGACTGGATAAACGGGTATCCGCGCCGGATACATGGATATCGCAGCGCGGCAGAAGTGTTTGAGGAAGAGATAAGGAAACTTGCATAGATTGAATGAGGATAAAAACGGGCTGACAATCACGCCAGCCCTAAAGGTATGTGGGCATATATGCAAAATTAACAACATAAGTAGAATGGAATTATACAAAATGCTGAAAGTGAAATTTTGTCGAAAAAAAGGTTGAAATTTTTCATGATAAGTTTTAGAATGAAATTCGACAAGAGATATTAAATCTCTTGCCGGATTTCTTTTTTTATGCGGCAGAGGAAAAGAAAGCGTGCAAGAGAGTAAAAATCTCTGGCACGCTTATTTTATTTAGAGAGAGGTAACGGATATGACTAAAGGAGCTATACACAAATTAAATGAAAAACAGGTTAAGTATTGCAAAACAATGTCAGCGGTAATAGCAATAGACAGAAAAAACGGAGCTAAAGAGCAATACGAGAAAGACACAGGGAAATTAAGAGGATACTTAGAGTGCCTTATGCAAATGGGAATTATAACAGAAGTGGAAATGAGAGCATTGTATCTGTGGTTTTTCGCAGAAAACAGATCGGAAAGGAGCGGAAGAGATGGCACGGAAGTACAGAAGATTGAGTTATAAGGACAGACAGACAATAGAGAGAATGAGCAGAGACGGCAGCAGGGTAATAGAGATAGCAGGAGCGCTGGGGGTACACAGAGACACAATTTATAAGGAGCTTGCACGTTGTGGAGCTACGCAGGACACATACAGCGCTGACAAGGCACAGAAAACACTTTAACAAAACGGAGCGTGGAAATATGAAAAAGGTAGATTTTGAAAAGATAAATACGGGCGATTTAGTACAAGTTCCAAGAGTGCAGTTCGCGCCTATGAGATACGGCTGGAACGGCTGGCTTTTCAGCAGTGCAGTAGTAATAAGAAAAGGGTATGGGAAAAGGACAAAAGAGCCTGTGATAGTAGTAGAAATGATGCTACCAAAGGCGAGGGATGATTATAAAACAGTCCAAAGAACATTTTACGCAGACGAAGTATTTCAGACAAATGAAGCAGAGCGAGCAAAACGATTTTGTGAAGAGTACGGAGTAAGCACAACGGAAGAGTTTTATAGTTTCATACAGCGAGAAGATGTAACAGGCTGTAACGAGATTAAATTTCTTGTGGATAAAGGATTTATATTCGATTAAGCGGTAGCAGCCGCATAAGCGCCCGTAGCTCAATGGCTAGAG